AATGTATTTGAACCCGTTGTTGCTAATGAAGCCGTTTTTGAATTTAAAACATATCTTGCATCATATGAACTTGTCAATTGAGCCGATGAACTTATTGCACCATTTAAATTTGTCAAAAATGAGCCAGTTTCACTTTCAGTAATCCAACTACCACTTACACTTTCAATTGCGTTTAATCTATTCACCAGTGATGAGGTAGATTGTGAAGCAGTAAATGTGTTTAGGTTATCTATTGATGTTACTAAACTTGCAGTTGAAATACTTGCAGTAAAATTATTTAAAGATGTTAAATCCGTAGATTGTGAAACTATACCCGATGGTTTATTTGCAATATTATCCCAAGTTGTTTGAGTAATACTTCCACTTAAAACATATCTATTATCGTATGAAGATGTAAGTTGAGATGAACCGGAAACAACACTTCTACCTTTAGTTTCAAATGAAGATGTAACCGACTCTAAGGATTGCAATCTATCTCTATCTAATATATTTACTCTCGAAGTAACTGCATCAGCAAGAACATCCAATTCTATTTTATAGGTTGTTCCATTATCTACACCAACTATCACCGTATCAAGTGATGCTGAATTTAATGCTGTTAATTCCGATATTCTTTTTCTTGCTGTTGCCATCTTATATAATTAAATCTAAATCGTTTTCAGTTGATAAAACTATGTTGTTTTCTGCAGCAATCGGTATATCTACCAATTTACCTATAACATAAATATCATTTATTGTTACAGAATCAAAATCTATATACAAATCATTTAATTTTACAACTACATTATTTCCGACTTCAGTAATCGTATAATCTCCAGGAATATGTAAACCATAAACTAAAACTTCAAAATTGTCAGATGATGGTCCTTCCGTTCCGTAGTCTAAACTAACATTATAAATTGTAAGTGTATTTTCGGAATTATCAAATTCATCAATTTGTCTACTAACATATCTTGCACTATGTTCCAAAATTTCTTGATGAAAATTGGATATAGTAGATTTATTATTTACCAATTTTATTGGATTTGGATTAGAACGAGTATTTGAATTAAATTTATTTGTAGTTGGTGCTTCAATATTTTGTAAACTTCCTGTTAAATCCAAATTGACAAGGTTTTCCGGATTGATTCTTGCAGGAATCACTCTATTTAATTTTCTTGCATTTGAATTAAATTGTCTAAGCATAACTTTCTATATCTCCTTTAATTTCAATAAAATCCTTTTCATCCAAACTATATTGAAAATTATCTTTTATAAATTTTACCAGTAATCCAGTAGGTCCTTCTTCAATTATATAATCTCTGGCACTTATATTTTGAGTATTGATAAAAACTCTCAATCTATCTTGTTCAGTTCTGTATTCAATCTCTCTTAATACATCAACAAATCTCCAACCAGTTGCTTCAAAAATCCAATAAGTAGAATGGTTTAAATCTTTTGGAGTTAAGATTGCATTACCAGGTTTTCTAAACATCTTTTGAGTTATGTCTAATAAACTTCTTTTCATTATAAATCAATAAATTTACCTGTTATTGCAATTTCATCTCCAGAATCCACATTAAATCCTAATGCACCACTATTAAAATTAATTGTCAAAGATGATGTAGTTAAACTTATTGTAAAATGTGTATTGAAATAATATCTAACACCATTTATATAAACTTTAACATCATATGAGTCATCACCATCTTCCAATGCAGATGTTATAACTGATTGTAGTGATACTGGTGTTTTTATTAATTTAATACCACTAAAAGTTATTGTATTATTTGTTGTAGGATTTTGAGTTGCACTATTATTTAATGATAAGAAATCAATAAGGTCTTTGTTATCATAATATGGTGAAGGTGTTGTAAGAAATCCTTCCAATCTACCATTACCACTCGTCACATCTACTTCGGTTGTAACTACAAGTCTTTTAGTTGACATTGATTTTCTTGTAGTCAATTCTCCATCAAATTTTTCCGGCAATAAATATGCTTTAACATTTAGTGAAAATTCTACTCTATTAATTCTTTCCGTTCCTTCACCAACTTCGTTCACTACATTAAATTCACTAACGGATGTTCTAAATTTAAACTTTTCTTTATCTCCCCAATATGAAGATGCAAAATTAAGTTGTTCAATTACTTCATTTAATTGTTCTGTATAGGATGTCCAACACATACAATCGTAATTTACTTCAACATAATCCGGCATTGCTATTCTAAAAACTTCTTGTTTTGGTTTTGCACTTCCACCCAATGCGGTAAATCTATCGTAACGATTATCTTTTGACCATTTTGTAATTGCAGGATATGAAAGATGTCTATTTGGCATTTGCATAGTTTCATCCTTTGCAATTGATGTCCTACGAATCATTAAAATTGGTAATTGTATTTTACCTTTACTATCTCTAAAAATACCTTGTCTTCTTGCACCATTCCATCTTTCTGAATTACCATATATTACTGGTATTTTTATAGCAACACCATTTGCATCTTTTAGAGTTGGTAAAACCGTATCCTCTAAATAAGACATCATAGCATAATCTATATCAAAAAGTGTAATACTTTTTTTTAAATCACCGGTTGATGATTTTATTTGATTTGCTCTATTGACATCGGGTCTTAGTGGATTTACTGACATTTTTACTAATTTATTCGTTCTTCTATATTAAGATTTGATTTAGATACCATAAATGTAGAACATACAATACTCCAGTTTCTTCTATTATAGAATTCATCTGTTTCCGTTTCTCCACCAGGTAACCCACCTATAAGTTGTGTTTCGGTTGTATTATCTATTTCATAATACGCATCATTAAAATATATTACATCACCAATTTCAGGATATGCACTTCTTTCTCTACAATGTTCTCTATCAAAACGGAATTCTACATTTTGATTTGTATCAGGTCCAAATCCTTCATATGCTGCGGTTTCAGGTTCCTTATTTATTAAACAATATAGTGTAACTCCAGGATGCCATGTTTTATTCATTGCTTCACCGTATATATTCACACGTGTTTCGTTTATATTAACTTTGAATAAAACGCATGTATCTTCAATTACCTTTTCTACCAATTCTCTGGCAACATTTCTGAAAAAACTTATATCTCTTCCTACTAAAAACTTTGGCATATTATCCTACATATAATTTTAATGGAACTTTTCTTAACATTTCCTGTTGATGGTCTGCTTCATGTGCTTTATTTTCCATCACATTCTTTCTACTCATCTCTTCTAAATTTTCTCTCAATTGAGTTACCAATGCATCCTTCTCTACCTGTGCCTCTGCTCTCAATGCTGCACCATCCAATGATACTTCACCATCTGGAATTGGGATAGAATTATATTTTTCTCTAATAGCCCCTAACAATTCTTTTGCTAAAGCTAATGTATATTTTCTAATCCATTGTTTACCAACTTCATTTATTTTTGAATATTGAATAAAATTATATGGAATATCAGAATAATCAGAAAGAGAATCTGCTTGAATAGTTTGAGAATCATGTTCAAACTCATCTCTACTCATATACTCAAAGTATATTTTTTTAGGAGTATTTTTAGTTGGAACAGGAAATATTTCTATTTTATTATCTACAATATTAAATGAATGTGCAGATTTTCTAATATGGTCATTGAATTCAATTTGTTGCATTCTTAATACATCTTCATATAACGGCATCATTAAGAATTGTGCTGCTGGTGAATAGTTACCAAATCCTAATTCAGAAATCAAATTCAAAGTTCCTTGTGCACCAACTGAATATGGGTCAAAAAATCTTGTGATGGCAGGAACTGCTTCATGATAAACTCTAACTACATCTATTGTAGATGAACCACTAAACATAGTTGCAAAAGATGCTGATGATTCTACATCGATTGCTCCTGACATTATATTATATTTTTGAACCGATTCAGTCAATTCTAAATATGCTTTCTTAATTGTTGTATTACCACCAACACCTGCTAGAGTTCCATATTGTTGAGACATACGAACTGTTGTTGGTAAAAATGAACCATCTACAAGAGTTTGAGAATAATTTGTAACTTTTCCTTTAGGTTGTCCTCTTAAAATATCTAAATTGTTTCTAAGATTAAATTGATTAACTTGTGCAGAGTATTCGGAAACTGATTCTTCAAAACATGCCCAAATTTGTTGATTATCTAATTCAATATTAACAATTGGGTAACCTAATCTTTTTGCAACCCAAACTGCTGTTTTAGGTGCATCGGTTTTAAAATCGGAATCATTATCATATATTCCAAACGGAGTTGCTTCCATTGATGCGGAAGCGGATAAAAATGCGTTGTATGTTGAACCGGACCAATAAGTGTTTATAGACATTACTTAAAATTTATAGTTATACACCTATAAATATAAGAATAAAAAAAGAAGTGTTAAGCTATCTGTGTAATCGTTGTAATAACGGATGGTGTTCCTGGAATTGATGGTGTTCCCGAATCATAATGTAATATACCATCATCATTATCGGAAGACCATTTTATTTCAACATAATCGTTTGCTTCCAAATCAAATATAAAATTCCAAGAAGCTACATGTTTACCTAAATGTGCTGATTGTGCTTTTGCAACATCAACGTGAGTATTTGAATTTGCAATATTTTGTCCATTTTTTGCAAACCAAATATAAAATACTATATTAACATTTGCATTATTTTCTAATTGAGAACTAAATTGTAAATTATAAACTCCGGCATTTTCTACTTTTATTTGTGAACCACTTACTATTGATACTCCGTTTGATAAATCCGTTGTTCTAATTTGCATTGATTGAATAGAACCTGATGAGCCACTTTGTGAATTTAAATCGTAGAATTGACCATAATTGTATTGTTTATGACCATTAACATAAAATGACCCACTTAATTGTAAACTACCACTTATAATTTGTGTTCCTATTAATTGGTTTGAACCCGTTGTTGCCAATATACCAGCATTTAGATATCCCAATAAACCATCTTCTTGCTTCATAGCAATTTCATCGGTTGCATCTAAAGTATATTTTTTTGTATATTCTTTTGCAGTTTCTTGTCTATGATATTGTTTTTCTGGATATGCCATTGTATGGTAATTTAGTATAAATATAAATAAAAAAGGGAAAGTATTTCTACTTCCCCTTTTTTTATGTTTTTAGTTTTTAACTACTAAAATCTACTCAAAGATTAAAGACTGTCTAAACCATCAACGATAATCTTACCGTAGAACTCTGGTCTTACGATTTTCTTAGCGTATCTAGTCATAACACCTCTTCTTGGAGTGAAGTTAGTTGGGTCATAAACTAATGGAGTCATAATCAACGGAACATATGGAGCGTATACAGCACCTGTTTCGAAGAAGTTAGAACCTTTGAAGCCCATTAAGATTACATTCTCAGTCATGTATGGGTTTTTGTAAACGTCATATCTGTTAGAGATTGAACCAATGTTAGTTACACCTGCTGCGAATTGTAAAGCATCTTTACCTGGGTTAGCAGAGAAACCATTCATAGATTCTAAAATAGTTGCAACGTTTGGAGATACTACTACGAAGTTAGCACCACCTCTCATTGTTAACTGATGAATTTTGTTAGATACCTTTTGTAATTTGATACCTAAAGTTTGGAACCATGTGTTCTTTTGATATGCTGATGCAGCTGCTGCATTAGAATCAATTGAGAAACCATTACCATTCCACTCATATCCTACTTTTGAAGACCAGTATTCAGTTGTGAAAGCGTTTTGTTGTAACATTTCTAAGATTTCTAAGTCGATTTCTAAAGAGATGTATTCACTTAACATTTGAGTTAACTCAGCTTCAGCGTCTACACTATGGTAAGCGTTTAAGTCTTGAGCTAATTCTGGAGTCCAAATAGCTTTTAATTTTCTTGTTTTAGCAACGATTGGTTCAGATTTCAATTCCAATTCGATTTCTGGAATTGCTAAATCATTACCTCTATCTTCGAAGTCACCTCTAGAGATATCAGTTGGTTGAACGTGGTAAGCCAATTCAACTTCTACTGAATTATCATTACCCATACCTGTTGCAGATGCAACGAATTCAACGTTAGAACCGTTCTTAGTAGTGTATTGAGGATAGAAAGTTACAGAACCAGTTAATGATGTTGCTTCGAAAGCTCTTACACCATTGAAATCAGCATCAGCTGGTAAAGCTACAACGAATTTCTTCAATGTGTTACCTGCGTAAGATGCAGAAACAGTTGAATTAGATAAATCCCAATCAATATCTGCTAAAGATGCAGAAGACATTGTAGCTACAATTGTAGATGTTGAGTTATTGATTGTGTATCCAAATCTACCTGCTCCGTAAAGACCACCTTCAGTAGCTTGAGTAGAACCCAATTTGTTACCTGCTGGAGATAAAGAATCTTTACCGAAAGTTCCAC